AACAATCAAAGAGGCAACTCGATTGATGGAGGTTTCGATGTCAGGAACATCGCGTTCAGTAAAGATAGCTAACAATAACATTGTGAAGTCATCGCGTGTTAGTCTTGAACCATAGAAGTTGTGGCCAAGGAAGTGGACGTGCGACCAAGTTGTTGTCAGAATGGATTTCTCTAAGTTCACCTTGAAACCAAACAAGATGAAGTGATCTACCGCAGAGGAGATTGGGATGGGAGTGGAGTGTGTGAACACAGAGTCATCACCAAGCACTTTGGTAGGAAGTATTCTTCCAATCGTTTCGATTTGGAATGAATAAATAAGCACAAGATTAACAACTGAATCAATCAAGGCAGTGAACATTGAACCAGACGCAACACCTGTTGTTACTTTGTATAGTTTGCCGTCAGGCATAACAAGTGGCGTGGCCATGTTGAGTTGTACTGCGAAGTCAAAAGCGAGACGAGAGCCGAAGACGGAAAAGTCAATGCATTCGGAGATAATGTCGAAGGCAAGGGATTTCAGCCAATAGTTGACAGAACTATCAAACGATGAAAAATCAAGGCAATGATAATAACAGCCAGGCAGGAAACAGAGTGAGGAGATGTCAGATGGCATGTATTTAAAAAGATTGCGGCCAACGTAAATTGGTGTATCAATTAATGCCAAAGCATCGTAGATCGGTTGAGCGATCAGACTTTCGATAATGATGTTATGGAAAGAGCGTCCCCAAATGTGTCGTACTTTTGGATTTGCTTTCAGAGAAGTTTGCGTGCGAGCGAAGGCTTTGTCAGGTACAAAACGATAATCGTTTCGATATTTTGCAAAGGACTTGAGAGCCCAATTTGCGTTTGACTTGGCGAGCTTGATATTTTCACGCTTGGTACCGATGTAGCCGAAGCCGGCTGCGGTGGAACCCACGTACTTTACTCTGTCAAAATCATTCGTTGAAAGTGGAGTGACTTTGATATCGCGAAAGAGATTACGGACATTGTTCGCTGCGCGTTGCAGAGCTGGCGAGCTCCAGCAAGCAGTTGCATTTGCCGTCTCAGTCGTCAAGGGGCGATTATACTTTGAAAATGATTCATAATGTAAATCTTCATCGTACATGCCTCTTGTATATAAATCCACAGCGGTCATGGTCTCAGGGTGCAGTCTTGCAGTGAGGATGTCAGTCGCGAAGGGATCTCTTCGTTCCCGGAACTCAGCCGAGTGGAATGGCCGAAGTTGGCGAAGAAATTCAACAGTAGTCATGTTCTCAGCAGTCTGATGTCGTTTAACATCCAACCGCTCATCTTCTACAGAAGACACAACAGGCTCAGACAAATAATCAATCTTTGATGACAGAACATCAAACCTGCTATCCACATCAGCAAACAAAGAGGAAATTGATGAAATAGATGGCAACGCAACAACGAGTTTTTGCATAACATCTGTTCCCAACAATGTCATTTCATTACGCAAACTTTCAGTCGCCTTTTCTTGTTGTTTTAACAACTTTTCAAGACGAGCCAGCTTGTCATCATCAACTACACCACAAGAAGTTTTGGTACCATCATCAAGGACTTTTGACTTCATGACACCTAAAATTTCTTCCAACACATTTTGCAAAGATGACGTCACACCGACTGAAACTGTAGGAGAATCAGACTTTACCGCAGTGCTACCATTTGAAAGGTGTGCAATCATCTTGCGCATTCGAACAACTTCACGAACCAAACCACCAAACACCATAAAAATCACACAACCAAATATCAAATAACTTCTACTAACCACTGTTACTTCAGACCAAAAATGTTCAGTCATAAACACCTTCAAGTCACCACACATTTCACGAACACTCAAAAGGTCCAACATAACCACAGGCAAGAAAGACAAAACAACAAACAACTTGAGAAAATTCATTATCCTCTTACCTAACTTCAGCAAAGAAAGGCAAGCGTTCTTCAGCACCCTGAAAATGGACAGAACAGCAAATAAGTACAAACCGCACAAAGCGACAACCAACAGGTGCATGAATTGTTCAACTCAGACTGTCAGTGTAGTTTGTCCAAGTCGTTGGTTCAAAATTGTTGTCACCGGAAATGTTATTCTACCCCAAAAGTCAATCAGCAAGCTACAAAAGCAACTTCCACAACCGACTTCTCCCTATAGTGAGTCGTATTA